AGTGACCTCGGAGCCAAAGAAAAATAAACAACTATTCTTTTTAGTAGCACAACCTCGATCTGGTAATACTTTATTTGCAAGTATTATAAATCAGAATCCAGAGATAGCGTGTACACCTAACTCTATTACATTAGAGATAATGAAAGATTTGTTCTTATTAAAAAATACAGATGTGTTTCAAAACTATCCTGATCATAAATCTTTAGATAATGTATTAAATGTTGTGTATGATAATTATTACAAAGATTGGTTACAACCAATAATCATTGATCGTGGACCAGTAATGACACCAGGTAACTTTGCATTGATGCAAAAACATTTTAAGAGACCATTTAAATGCATTGTATTACTTAGAGATGTAATGGATGTATTAGCTAGTTATATGAAATGGTACACAGAAAATCCTGATGCATTTCCTAATAGATTTAATTTAAAAAATGACGAGGAAAAATTAGGTATGATAATGAATAAAGATGGTGCTGTTGCAAAAGATTTAGAAGCAATAAAGAATGCATTTAATTATCCTGATATATGTCATTTTGTAAAGTATGATAATTTAGTTGCAAGACCTGACGAAGAAATAAAAAAAATATATAAATTTATAGGTAAGCCTTATTTTAATCACAGATTTGATAACTTGCAACAAGTAGAAGTTAATGGTATGAAGTATGACGATACTATCGTAGGAAAGAATATGCATAACATAAGATCAGTAGTTAGAAAGGTAAATAACCCTTATATAGAAAAAATTCCAAAAAGGATTAAACAAAAGTATGAACACATCAGATTTTAATTTTGTATTTTTAGGACAGGCAATATTAAAGTATCAAGTGCCTCTTGAGATATATGAAATTATTAATACTATTTATGAAACTAAATACCCTCAACTACTATCTGCTGAAAAACAATTAGTTGGTAAAATAGAAAAAGAACATAGTTTGTTTTTTAATGGTGAAGATGGTCATAGAATGACTAGACACAATCATTTACCTAATAACGTGTTAGGGTGGTTTGAACAAAAATTTAAACATTATTTAGAATGGAATAAAATTAAAGACTATGGTTTACATTTTAATTCTATTTGGGTTAACACTATGTTTGAACATGAATACAATCCAGTGCACGTGCACCAAGGATCATTGTTTACAGGCTTGTCATCAGTTATGGTTTTAAAATTACCTGAAAGTTTTGGAGTAGAATATTCAGCACCAGGTCAACCACAAAACGGAAGACTACAAATACTAGGTTCAGCTTCTGGTATGTTTGCTAATATAGATTACCAACCAGAAATAAAAGAACGAGATTTTTTTGTATTTCCATATGACATGAGACACTGCGTATATCCTTTTAATGGACCAGGTATGAGACGGACGTTAGCTGCAAACATGGATGTTCAGTATGACCCAATTATAAATAGAGGAGCAAGTTAATGTACGAAAATAGACAAATTAAAGAACCTAAATGGAAAAGTTGGATAGTTCAAACAACTTCCCCATTATTTACACCCGATCAATGTCAACAAATTATTGCATCAGGTAGAGCACAAAAACCACAAGTTGCACAAGTAGGTATGAATAAACCAGGTGGTGGAACTGACACAAAGAAAAGAGTTACAACAATATCGTGGATACCATTTAAAGAAATGGGTCATATGTATCGTGATCTTAATAATTTTATACAAACAGCTAATGAAAATCATTTTGGTTTTGGAGACATACAAGTTACAGAACAAGCTCAATTTACAGAATATCCAGAAGGAGGGTTTTATGATTGGCATATGGATTGTGATGTAAACATGGAACACGAACCACCAGTTAGAAAAATATCAATGACATTGTTATTAAATGATCCATCAGAGTTTGAAGGTGGAGACTTAGAACTAATGGCACCAGGTAAATTTGCAGAATTAAAACAAGGACATGCAATTATATTTGCATCATTTTTAAATCATAGGGTTAATCCTGTTAGACGTGGAACAAGACAATCGCTTGTTGTTTGGTTTGGAGGTAAACCTTTTAGATGATTGCTGAAGGATTTTTTCCAACACTTATATATGCAGAAGATGTACAACTAGACACACAACAATTAGCTAATGATATAATTGCTTGGTCCAAACAAGATGAAGGTGTAAAAAAAACAAATGTAAAAGGTTGGCATAGTCAAACCAATATGCATGAAATGCCACAATTTAAATCTTTAGTAGAAGAATTATTTAAAATGTCAAAACAAGTTTTTAAAGAAGAATGGTTAGATAAGCAACCAGTACTAGGTAATATGTGGGCTAATATAAATTATTCTGGTGGATACAACAGACCACATATACATCCTAATAGTTTATTTAGTGGTGTATATTATGTAAAAACAGAATCTAATTCAGGTAAACTTATTTGTAATGATCCAAGACCAGGTATACAAACTAATATGCCATTAAGAATTAAGGGCCAGCCCCCTAAACATTTATGGAGAGAAATACATTTAGAACCAAAAGTAAACAGAATACTTATGTTTCCTGCTTGGTTGTGGCATTGTGTTGAACCTAATGAATCAAATGATATAAGAATATCAGTAAGTTTTAATTTTATACAAGATGGCTTTCAATAAATATCAAGTAATCAAAGGTGCGGTTAACTATGAGTTAGCTAACTTTATATTTAACTATTTTCTTCTTAAACGAGATGCAGTTAAATTTATGTACGAAAACAATATTACGTACGATACGGGGATGTTGGGTACTTGGACAGATAAACAGATTCCAAACACTTATTCTCATTATGCGGATCCCGTAATGGAGACTTTGTTAGTAAAAGTATTACCAGTAATGCAACAAGAAACAGGTTTAAATTTAATTCCAACTTATTCTTATGCTAGATTATATAAACATGGTGATGAATTAAAAAGACACAAAGACAGACCTAGTTGCGAAATATCAACTACCATTAATTTAGGTGGTGATCCATGGCCAATTTTTATAGATGGCACAGGTCAGAACACAGTAATAGATGAGTACAAAAATATACATAAACCTAATGCACCTAAAGGCACTAAAGTCATGCTTGAAGTTGGAGATATGCTGGTATATAGTGGGTGCGAATTAGAGCATTGGAGAGAACCTTTTGAAGGTAATACTTGCGGACAAGTGTTTCTTCATTATAACCATGTAAATGGTCCTTTTGCGGAAAAAAATAGGTTCGACAAAAGGCCGATGTTAGGTATTCCCCCTATAAGGAATGCATAATATAATGAGGTTATATGTTACAAAAATTAGGATTTGCACCTGGGTTTAATAAACAAGTCACAGAAACCGGGGCTGAGGGACAATGGTTTGATGGTGACAATGTTAGATTTAGATATGGCACTCCAGAAAAAATAGGTGGTTGGACACAGTTAGGTGACGATAAATTAACTGGAGCAGCTAGAGCTATTCATCATTGGGACGACAACTCTGGTATTAAATATGCAGCTATAGGAACTAACAGAATTTTATATGTATATTCTGGCGGAGTATATTATGACATACATCCTATTAGAGCAACACTAACAGGTTCTACTTTTACAAGCACAACAGATCAAAATATAATTACAATTAATTGCAGCAGTCCACACGGTTTAGTTGACCAAGATATTGTAATGTTAGACAGTGTGACTATTCCTGCATCATCTAGTTTTGATGCTGCAGATTTTGAAGATAAAAAATTTATGGTGACAGCTGCACCTACAACTACAACTTTTACTATTACACTAGGATCTACAGAAACTGGTACGCCAATGAGTGCTACAGGATCAACGTCTGTTTTATGTTATTATCATGTAGGACCATCACAGCAACTTGGAGGTTTTGGTTGGGGTACAGGTCTATATGGTGGAACAGCTTTAGGAGCAGCCACAACTACTTTAGCAACAGCTATAACAGATACCGTTACTACAACTATTGTATTATCCAATACAGCAGCTTTTCCATCATCAGGAGAAATTAGAATAGGTACGGAAGATATAAGTTTTACAAGTAACAATACCTCTACAAACACTTTAAGTGGAGGAGCAAGAGGAGTTAATGGAACTACAAAAGCAACCCATAGTGGCGGAGCAAGTGTTTTAAATATATCAGATTATGTTGCATGGGGTGACCCGTCTAATGCTGACTTTACTATTGACCCTGGAATGTGGGTATTAGATAACTATGGAACAAAATTAATTGCACTTATTTATAATGGATCTTGTTTTGAATGGGATGCTTCTCTTTCAAATGCAACATCTACTAGAGCAACATTATTACCTAATGCACCTACAGCATCTAGACATGTGTTAGTATCTACACCCGATAGACACTTAGTATTTTTTGGTACAGAAACTACAGTAGGTAATACTGCTACTCAAGATGATATGTTTATAAGATTCTCATCTCAAGAAAGTATTGATGAAACAGATTCTTATACAGTTAAAGCAAATAATACCGCAGGTACACAAAGACTTGCAGATGGTTCTAAAATTATGGGAGCTATTAAAGGTAGAGATGCAATTTATGTATGGACTGACACCGCACTATTTCTTATGAAATTTGTAGGCCAACCTTTTACATTCTCATTTGAACAAGTAGGAACTAACTGTGGATTGTTTGGTAAAAATGCTTGTATAGAAGTTGATGGTTCTGCATACTGGATGTCAGAGAATGGTTTCTTTACTTACGATGGTCAATTAAAATCTTTACCGTGTCTTGTAGAAGACCATGTTTATGATGATATTAATGCTGTATCTAGAGATCTTATTAATGCAGGTTTAAATAATTTGTTTGGTGAAATAAGTTGGTTTTATTGCACAGCTGCATCAGACTCTGTTAACAGAATGGTTACTTATAATTATTTAGACTCTAGTCCTAGACGTCCTATATGGACAACAGGTACTTTACCTCGAACAGCGTGGCAAGACTCTGCAGTATTTGATAAACCACACGCAACATTTTATGATTCAACAGATAATGCTTCTACAGAATGTATTGGAAATACTGATGGTATTACTATATACTATGAGCAGGAAACAGGGACCGATCAAATTAATGCTGGCGGTGTAACTACTGCTATTATAGGTACAATTACTTCTGGTGATTTTGACATCACACAAAAACGAGCTTCTACTGGAGCTGTTGTAGGTATGCCAGATCTTAGAGGAGATGGTGAATTTATTATGAGAATACAAAGATTTATACCAGATTTTATTTCACAGACAGGAAATACTAGAGTTAGTTTTGTAACACGAAATTATCCAAATAGCTCTGCAACTACAACTAACTTTGACATTAGTTCTACTACAACTAAAAAAGATACACGATTACGAGCACGATCTATTGCTATTAAAGTTGCTAACACTACAACTAATGAAGATTGGAAACTAGGTACATTTAGATTAGACATTGCACCAGGGGGTAGAAGATAATGGCAATTGATGTACAAAAAGATATAGAATCAGTTTATGCTCCTTACACTAATCAATCAATTTTAGGTAGCGATTATTACAGTGGTTTAATAGAAGACGAATCAGAGTTTGATACTCCTTATACGATGAAAAGTAGACCTGGACTTTTAAGTGTTTATGATAGGCTTGCAGGACCAATTAAAAGTACTTTTCAAAAATATGGTGCTCCTATTATGGGCGGTCTTTTTAGTGCGTTTTCAGGTATTCCAGGTGTTGGTTTGTTAATGAGAAATTTACCCAATGATCCATACGCACAAAATAGAATTGATATGTATGGAGCTTACAGAGGAAACGATGGTTTTATAAAAGATAAGTTTGGCTACAATGTAGGCAGTACTTTATTTGGAAATAATTTTATGCAACCAGGATCTAATTCTTACAGATCATATGCATTACAAGGTTTAAGAAGTTTAGATAAAAACAAAGCAAATGATTACTATCAAGAAACATATGGTAAATCATATGACGATGTTAAATCTGATATACAACAAAAGAAAAATCCGTTTAATCAACAAAATGTTTTTGAAGGCACATCTGATTACCAAGGCGATGTACAATCTTCTGGATTTTCAAATACAGATGGTGGACCTGTTAGTAATCGAACAGGTAGAGGAAGACAAGGTTATGGTAAAGGAGGACTAACAAGTTTATAATGGCAAAGATAGTAGAATCATTAACTAGAGCAGAACCAGAATACAGCCAAAGAAATATACAATCTTTGGTCAGGGATCTTGACTCAGTAATTACAAAATTAAACAGTACGTTTCAAGATGAAGTAAAACAGGAGATAGAAGCTAAAAGTTTCTT